GGTAATGCGCTGGTGCGCGGGATGTGGAAGAAGGAAAACGGGTATATTTTCCGGGTGGGGAAGGCAAGGATTTTCTTCCTGTCTGGTTCTCCGGAGGCGAATATTGTGGGGGCGACTGCCGGCACGCTGCTGGAGGTGGATGAGGCACAGGATGTTTTGCCGGCGAAGTTTGATAAGGATATCGCTCCGATGGCAGCGAGCACTAATGCTACCCGGGTGTTTTGGGGAACGGCGTGGACGAGTGACACGCTTTTGGCGCGGGAGCTGCGGGCGGCTATGGATGCTGAGAAGCGCGATGGCCGGAAGCGGGTGTTTGTTTTGACGGCTGAGGATGTATCGCGTGAGGTGCCGGCTTATGGGGCTTTTGTTTCGGAGCAGGTGGCGAAGCTGGGGCGGAATCATCCGATGGTGCGGACGCAATTTTTTAGCGAAGAGATTGACGGCGAGGGCGGGCTTTTCCCGTCCGCGCGGGTGGCGATGATGAAGGGTGTGCATGGGAAGCGGGTTGAGCCGGTCCGGGGGCGGGTGTATGCGGTGCTGGTGGATGTGGCTGGGGAGGAAGAGTCTATGGCTAATGGGGAAGATTCCCAATCCATACCCCCACCAGCTCCCCTTGAGTCATCGTTATTCACACCCCCTCTAACTCCCCCTAGAGGGGGAGCACTTGAATCTTCTAATGGACGGCGGGATGCTACGGCGTTGACGGTGATTGAGGTTTCTCTGGATACGATGCGGGATGAGGTTATTCGCGCGCCTACGTATTTGGTGCAGTTCCGGAAGCTGTGGGTGGGGGTCAATCATACGCGGTTGTATGGGGAAATTCTGGCGTTGTGCCGGCTGTGGGATGCGAAGCGGTTGGTGGTGGATGCTACGGGCGTGGGGGCGGGGTTGGCTTCGTTTCTGGATCGGGCGCTGCCGGGTAGGGTGATCAAGTTTACGTTTAATTCTTCCACCAAGAGCAAATTGGGCTGGGATTTCCTTTCTGTAATCGATTCTGGCAGGTTCAAGGAATATTTTCCGGACGATGCTGAGCAGGCTTTGCTGTGGGAGCAACTGGCGGGCTGCCAATATGAGATTGTGCCGGGGGTGGAGCGGCGGATCAAGTGGGGTGTGCCGGATGGGATGCGCAATGCTGCCGGCGGGTATGTGCATGATGACCTGGTGCTATCCGCGGCGCTGTGCGCGGTGCTGGATGAAGAGGATTGGAGCGTGAGCGGGAGTCCGCTGGTGGTGCCGGCTGTGGACCCGATTAAAGCCATGGACAAGGAAGGTTTTTAATGGAGCGATTTTCTTTGATGGAACGCGGGCGGCGCTGGCTGGCCAGACAATTACGATTAACTGAGACGATTTACATTGAGCCTGAAATGGCAGCCATGCAACCGACACGCGACCGGCAGGACTACGACCGGGAGAGTGTCATCACCCAGGCGCTGGAGGCCTGGCGGCTGAATCCTTTAGCCAGACGGATTGTGGAACTGACCAGCCAGTATGTGGTGGGCGGCGGGATCTCGATTTCTGCTGAGAATGTGAAGGTTAATGAGTTTTTGAAACGGTGGTGGAATCATCCGCTGAACCAGATGCCTTTGCGGGTGTTTGAATGGTGCGATGAACTGACACGTTCGGGAGAGCTGTTCTTCATCCTGACCACCGACGCGGCCGGGATGACCTTCATCCGCGCCATCCCGGCGATTGAGATCAAAGACATCGAAACCGCCAAAGACGACCTGCAGCAAGAAACCGCCTACATCCAAAAAGCAAAGATGCTGATGGATACGGGCAGCGATGAAAAACGCTGGCCGGCGTATTCTGCAGAGAGCGGAAGTTCGACGGTGATGATCCATTTTGCGATTAACCGGCCGGTGGGCGCTGTGCATGGGGAGAGCGACCTGGCTCCGCTGCTGCGCTGGTTGGGGCGGTATGCGAGCTGGTTGGAAGACCGGGCACGTTTGAACCGATACCGCAATGCGTTTTACTTTGTGGTGAAAAGCCGGTTTGTGAGCGAAGCGGATCGCCTGGCACGGCAGGCGACGCTGAACGCTAACCCACCTAGCCCGGGTTCGATTCTGGTGGTGGATGAAAGCGAGAGCTGGGAGGTGATTAACCCCAAGCTGGAAGCCAGCGACGCTTCCACGGATGGGTTGGCGATTAAGAAGATGATCTCGGCCGGCGCGGGAATCCCTTTGCATTTTCTGGCTGAACCGGAGGGGGCGACGCGGACAACTGCGGAGAGCGCGGGCGGCCCGACCTTTAGGCATTATGAGCAGCGGCAGGAGTTCTTTTTGGAAATTGTACGCCAGTTGGCGCGGGTGGCTTTGAAGCGGCGGGCGCTGTATGTGAAGGATCTGGATGTGGAGGCGCGGATTGATGTGCATGGGGCGGATCTGAGCGCACGGGATAACGCGGCGCTGGCGATTGCGGCTTCCTCGATGGCTTCGGCGCTGGTGGAGCTTTATGATCGGGGGCTGATTGATGAGGCAGAGCTGCTGCGGATGGTGTATCGATTTTCCGGCGAGGTTGTGGATGTGCAGGATTTGGTTAAGAAGGGGAAACCGAAGCCGGTTGAGGATTCGAAGAAGGTTGTGAAGCCTAAGGGGGCCAAGGTTGATACGGAGACAGGCGATGCAAAAGGGAATGCAAAGATTTAGTGAGTCCGTTGACCAAGAGACCCCCTCTAACTCCCCCAGGTGGGGGAGAATGTGGAAAGGATTGAAAATGGCAAATTACAAATGGAATGCGAGAGAAGGAGCGGATCATTGTGATTCGTGTGAGATGGCGAATGGCCAGGTTCACCCAATGAATGTTTGGGAGGCTGCGGAGATTGTGCCGAGGTCTGCCAGGTTGTATTGTGGGGGCGACTGTAACTGCACGCTGGATGAAAGCGATGAAGATGAGTGCGGGAAAATTAATGATATTCCGTTGCGGGGGAAGGAATCTGAAGAAGTTGGGGAAAGCCAGCGGGTGCGGTTTGATTTTACGGGCGAGACGGTGGGGGTGAAGTTCGATGAGTCTAAGCGGGCTTATGATATTCTGGCGATTACGGCCGGCGAGGGGAACGGCTGGCTGTTCACTGAGTCGGCTTTGCGTGAGTCGGTGGAGCTGTGGGAAGGGGCTGAAACATTCATCGACCATGGCGGATATTGGGGCGGGCGGTCTGTGCGGGATCTGGCCGGCGTATGCAGCCAAGTGCGCTTCGATGAAGATCACAAGGGAATCCGGGTGCGGCTGGAACCGTTTGGACCATCCGGAAAATTGCTGGATGCGATTGGTCAGGAATGGCTGGAAGTGAAGGGGAATAAGCCGAGTGTGGGCTTTTCTGCAGATGTGTTGTTTACCGGAAAAGGGAAGGAAGTAAAGCAAATTTTGCGAGTGTTCTCCCTGGACCTGGTGTATAAACCGGCGCGCGGCGGGGCTTTCCTGCGCGTGCTCAATTCTATGTATGCCCGTCAGCCTGATTGGGGCGTGGGCGAACTTGAGAAGGAGTCTTTGAATATGGAAAACGAAACTGTTGAAGAAACCAAGGTTAAGGAACCTGGTGTAGATGCCGGTTTGCTGCTGGCGGTGCAAGAAACATTGCTGGAAAGTAAGCTGAGTCAGGCGAATCTGCCGGCAGCTTTGACCGACCAGGTGCGCAAACAATTCAGCGGCAAGGTGTTTAAGGCGGCGGAACTGGATCAATCGATCCAGGATGCACGGGAGCTGCTGGCTTCTCTGCAGGGCGGCGGGGTGATAAAAGGGGCGAGTGCCGGCGTGCAGATGGTGAATGAGCGCGACCGGCTGCAAGCTGCGGCCGATGATCTGCTGGGCGCTCCACGTGAGCACGGCATGGAAAATGCAAAAGTGGCGCGGCTCTCCGGAATCCGCGAGCTGTATATGACCCTGACCGGGGATTTTGATCTGCATGGGCGGGTATTCCCGGAGCGGGTGGCGCTGGCTGATAGTGATTCGGTGCCAAACATTCTGAAAAATGCTTTTAACAAAATCATGATTCAGCAATGGGATGAATTAGGGCGGGCCGGCTATCGCTGGTGGGAAAAGGTTGTGGATGTGCAGCACATGGAAAGCATTCAGCAGGTGAGCGGGATCTTGCTGGGTGAAGTGTCCGCATTAGGTGTTGTGGACGAAGGGACCGGTTACGGTGAATTGGAGATTGGCGACAGCGGCGAGACGAAGAACTTCCAGAAATATGGCGGTTTGCTGCCGATCACGATTGAAATGATTGATAAAGATGAAACCCACAAGCTACGTCAACTGCCAAAGAAAATGGTTTCGAGCGCGGTGCGTAATGTTTCGGGGTTGGTGAGCGGGCTTTTCACTTCGTCCAGTGGCACCGGGCCGTTGATGGCGGACGGCCTGCATGTGTTTGAAGCGGCTGTACATGGGAATGTGGGGACGGCGGCTCTGGCTGCAGCTTCTTTTGAGGCGGCCAGCCTGGCGATTTATAACCAGGGAATGATTTCAACGGATACGACCAAACCCAAGCTGGCGCTGGATGCCAAGTATTTGCTGGTTCCGCGTGGACTGCGCCTGACGGCGATGCGGATTTTGTACCCAAGTTTTGAACGCGAGGCGAATATTTTCTCTGAAAATATGCAGCGCGGCGACCTGGGGGATGTGATCACGGTTCCGGAATGGAGCGACGCGAACGATTGGGCCGCGATTGCAGACCCGCGCATGGCTCCGGGGATCATATTGGCGGAGCGCTTCGGGGTGATGCCGGAATTGTTTGTGGCAGATAATCCGCTGGGGCATGACATGGTGCATAGCGATGTGATCAATTTGAAGGTGCGGCATTTCCTGGCGGTGTTTGTGGCGGATTACCGGCCGTTGTATAAGGCGAACGTCGCCTAGGCAGACGAGTCCGTTGTTAACCTGACCCCCCTCATTCCCCCCTAAAAAGGGGGGAAGCGTCAGGGTTGAATAGAAAGGAAATATGATGGAAAAGCTTAAGTTACTTTTGGGGTCGCGGAAGTTTTGGGCGGCGTTGGTTGGGCTGGTGTTTGTGGTCTTGCAGGCGTTTTATCCGGATTTTCCGGTGGATGCTGAGCAGGTGAGCAACCTGGTGTATGTGCTTGTCGCCTATATTCTGGGGGTGGCGATTGAGGATGGTTTAACCCATATGCCGGCATTAACCAAAAAAACGAGTAAGTAATAATGGTTGCCAAAAGTTCAGAGAGCGGGGGCGTACCTCGCTCTCTTACCCTAGGCGTTGATGCTTCTCACTGGCAGCCTGAAATTGATTGGCCAATGTTTTATAAAGAGGGTGTACGCTTTGCGATTGTTAAGGCGTCCCAGGGAAGCTACTCTACAGATGCGCTGTTAAAAAAGCACTTGTACGAAGCTCGGGCGGCGGGGATGATCGTTGGTGTTTACCATTGGCATGATCCAAACAATGCACCAGCTTTGCAGTTAGATAAACTTGTAAAAGCGGTGACCGGTCTTGATTTTGATTTTCTGGCTGTGGACGTTGAACAGTATTGGCAGGATTGGGAAGAGTGGAAAGTTCAGCGGGTTACAAAGAAATTCAGCGGAAAAAAGATCAGTGATAGCAGTTTGCAATTGGCTAATTTAGTTAAATCAAAATTTGGTAAAGAAACATTGATTTATACCCGGGCAAGTTTTGTGAAAGAGCACGCGCCTGAGATGGAAACCTGGCTGCCGGATTGGCCTTTGTGGCTGGCTCATTATCCGTATGGTATGGATAGAATCAGAACAAGTTGGGCAACCCTAAAGAAAACATTTTTACCCAAAATAAGCGGGCCATGGCGACCGGATAATTGTGATGACTGGCGTTTCTGGCAATGGAGCGGGGATAAGTTTGTATTACCTGGTTGTGAAACCGCGCTGGATCTGAATTACTTCAATGGGGATGAAAATGGATTAAGGGAATTTTTGGAGTTGATTCCGGTTATTCCGCAGTTAAGCCTGGAAGAAAAGGTAAAGCTGCTGTGGGAGCTGCATCCAGAATTACATGAATTGAAAGAGGTGTAAGTATGGGAAGGAAGAAGAAGGTAGTTGATATTGAGACCCCCTCTAGCTCCCCCAAGGTGGGGGAGAACGTGGTGCCTGACTTAGTTTGTATGTTGGCCAAAGAGTTACACGAGGATCCTACCCAGCTCTTGGGGTGGCATGTGTATCCGGATAAGGTGGTGATTGTGGGGCGGACGGGGATGAAGTTTTCTAAGGCGGTAAGCAATGGCGTTTGATATTCTGGTGGCGCGGGGAAGGGTGGAGGCGTATTTGATGGATGCGGCGCGGCTGGTGTGGGATGATGATGTTTTGGATGAAGCTATTCGCCAGGCCTTGCGGGATGTGCAGGCTATTTGGGGAACCAAGCTGGGGATTGAAGGGCTGGATGGGGAATTGGTCACCAGTTTGGATAGTGGCATGGCTGACCTGATTGTGCGGGGGGCGGCCAGTTATGCTGTGGAAATGCGCACAGTGGACCGGGCGGATGTGTTTGAACTGAGTCAGACCGGGTTGGAACTGGCCGGCTGGGCTGCCCAACAGAAGAAAGACTTTTGGGCGGAAGTGGACAAGCTGAGACTCAAACAGATCCAAACCAGCGCAAGCGCCCCCTACTTTACCCTACCCGACCCGGATTGAGGTGAGCTATGTTCAGCCTGATTTTGAATGTTGGCGAGGATGCTATTTTTCTGTTTGGTCCGGATATTGTGGAACCGGTGAAGGGCTGCCGGCGGAAACCGGGGAAGGATCTGGGCGAGACCTTCCAGGAAGAGCTGGACATCATATTGCAAGGCGCACCGGGCAGCATTGACGCATTTATCCGGAGCGTGGAAATAGCCTTCTCGCGGATCCGTTTGGGACAGGCTGAAGCTGTGCTGGCTCTGGTTCCGGATTTGCGGGAGACTCCTCATAAATCCAAAGTGCTGGCAGGGTCGATTGCTTTTCTTGGCCATGGGAGCGCTGACCGGATGCGGGGCGGGATGGGGATCTGCCTGACGATTACACGCGAAAATTTTTGGGAAGGCGCTTTGCGGGCTGTGGCTTTGAGTAATGTGCATGGCAATAATCAGCCTGAACTGCTGGTAGATAATTCCTTCGCTGCCGGGCGGAATCCGTTTGCGACGATTGTGGGGAGTACGATCAGCGGTGAACTGCCGGCACCGGCCAGAGTACGGATTGAGAATGTGCGGGCGGGCAAGGTTTACGCGGAAGTGTACCTGGGCGAAGGATTTCAGGGTTTGGGGGAGCTGCCTTACTTTGAAGGGGAAAGCGGGCTGAGTGAAATTACTTCGGGCGTCGTTCCGGATGCGAGCAGCAGCGGCGGGGCTTATACCCTGGTGCAATGGAGCGGAACGGCTGAGGTTGAAAGCCTGTATTGGGTGATTGATCATGACCTGGCGAGGTGGATGGATGGCCGGGTGTTCCGGCCGGTGGTGCGGTTTGCTGCCGCACCTGGCGCGGATTATTGGGTGCGCTGGGGTGTACAGTATGGGGAAGCGCTGGAAGTTTCTGCCTGGCAGAAGCTGGAAAGTGGAAAGTGTTTGCAAGCGCTGCCGGCGGTGCACGTGCCACCGGTGAGCCTGGGAAATGTGGCTGTGGAGGATGTGCGGCTCTCCTTGTTCTGCCGGCGGGATGTAAGCGGGGGGCATTCTTTGGCTGTGGATTTTGTGTATCTGATGGCGGTGGACGGTTGGCGGAGTTATACATCCCTGGGGAGCGGCGGCCTGGCTGTGGGGGAAAGGCTGGTAGATGAGCGTGGAATGGTCACCAGTGAAGCAACATCGACCGGGCGCTGGAAGATGACCCATCAGGGGATTGGCAAAGGGATCTGGATGGTGCCGGGGGTGGATATGTACCTGGCGGCTTTGATGGGTGGGGTTGGGGGCAGCTGCGCGATCGATGACCAGGTGAAGCTGAAAGTGGAATACTCGCCACGGAGAAAAAATTTATGAACCAGGTGGTTTTGCTGGATCGGGAGTTTCGCAAGTATGCGGCGCTGGATGGATTGCTGGAGGTGAAAGACCTGAGCTGGGGGCTGCCGGGTGGACCTAAGCGGGCTGAGATGGAACTGGCCGGCAAGCTGGAGAACCATCTGGAGCGGGTGCTGGACTTGCTGCGCTTTGGGGTGGAAGTGTACTGCGAACATGGCGAAGTGATATGGGGCGGATATGTGCATGGGGTGACGCTGCAGAAAGGCGTGCAGCGCTTCACCCTCTCTTTAGATGGGTATGCCAACCGGGTGGCGGTGCGCTATGAAAGCCTGAGCGGGCGGGCGACCTGGGAAACGGCGGCGGCCGTCTCTGAATTTGTGGAAGACAGCCAGGGCGCGGCGGCGTTTGGCCAAAAGGAATGGATAGGGCATTTACCCAGAGCGACACCAGCTGAAGCGCTGGCAGCGGCGGCCAGCTGGCTGAAGGAAAAAGGCCAATTTCAGAAAACAATCGAATCCGGAACGATTCCGGAAGAAAAGATCATAATAGACTGCCGGGGCTGGTGGGAAACATTAGCCTGGAAATTTTACCGCCAGGACGGTGGATTTTTAGGACATCTGATCGAGGGAAAGCTGGAATCCGTGTTTGGGCGGTACAGCTCGGCGGCGAAAATTGGCCAAAAGTTTTTGGTGCCTGCCGGCGGGTTGAGCACGCTGGAAGCCTGGGTACGCCTGGGAAAAACCGGGGAACCGCTGGACCAGGTTGTTTTTGAAATTGTGGGGGATAACGGCGGTGTGCCGGGCGCGGTGGTGCTGGCGAGCGGCATGGTGGCCGGTGCGGAACTGAGCGGCGGCTTGAATTGGGTGGGGTGTGTGTTGAGCACGGCGGCTCTGGCTGGCGGCGGAGTCTACTGG